TCGCATGTAGCGAGGGCATGTGTGCGCCTACGTGAGGGAAGCCCCGATTTTGTTGTTAGTAATTGGGGGGATATTGTTCCAACTCTTTGCAGAACTAACGTAGTTAGAAATGCTAACAAAAACTGTAAATGCTAACAAAAAAAAAGCTGAAAACGTGTGCAAAACCTAGCCTGCATTATGCCTACGGGGGGTTTCATGTGCGTTTTCCTGACACGGGCGCGGCGCTCACATATATATATAATCCCCACGATCTGTATGTCTCAACCGTTTTTCAAGCGCCTGCTTCTTTTTCTCTCTTAAACAAACACTTCAACTAAGCTTTGTATAATACTGTCATTCAGTAGCTTATGTGCTGCTACTTAGAACCTACTTCACGGCTTGACTTTATAAAAAAAAAGCTGTAACTTTGCCCAAGCTTGTTAGCGATCAAGACACTAAGAAACTAATTAAGCTAAGTATCTTCTTGGTTATGCGTATGCGCATTGAAACTAAAGCAGGTGAGCGTCAATCAAAATAATGAAGCTGTGAAGGGCACGAAGACTGTCCACAGAAGAGGGCCCATATATGTCATATTTTCAAAAAAACAAATAAGTTATATTTGCAGTATGAGATTAAAGAAGGGGGATCCCATTCCGTCAGATAACACCAGAACGGCCAGCATAGACCCTAGGATGCTTCAGGCATTGATGGATGCTCAGGATTCAATAGACTTGAAAGCAATAGAAGACAGACAGACTTTTGAAGGGCCATTAGGCATGTATGAGGCTGACCCTGCTGGTCTTCCTACTCAAGACCCTGTGTTTGATTTGCTTACTTTGGCTGGACCCAAGGCAATTGCCTCTCTAGGGAAAAGGGCTATTGGCGAAACGGGGGAAGCTATAGCCAAAAATATCGCATCAAAAACAGCTGCTGGGGCTGAAAAAGCGATAAATCCATTGCTACCTGGGATGGCTCCTGAAGTCCTTGATGTTTTGCGTTTAAAAAGGATCGAGGGGGTAAGAAAAAAATTAGACGATGTAGAGCAAATGGTTGCGCTAACGGGAAGAGACCCCTCTATTTCACCTTATGCTAAGCGATTAGCGAATGAAATAGACGAAATGTTAAGTACGTACCCTGCGGCAAAAACCCCTCAAATATCTTCAAGAATAAGAAGCTTTGACGAAGTGGCTCCATCTTTACAAAGCAAGGAGGCTTTGGATAAACTTTATAACAAAAGAGGGGGACTTAAAGATTGGCAATTCAGTGAAAATGTATTTGGCCCTATGTTCACTAAGGGGGTAGGCCTTGAAAGATTTTCCACCGAACGATCGCTGGTCCCTCAGCTCGGACAGGCCCTTAGAGCCAACAGAGCAAAGAGAGCAGATAGGCTAAAATAAATAAGTTATATTTGCAGTATGGCAACTCTTAAGGTTACAGTCAAAGAGGAACTCGTACTGAACGGGAAGGACGTAGGAAATAGCAACTTCACTGCTATCGCTGGCGTAAACAACGCTGAGCACAGAGTCGTTACCCTCCCGAACAACTCAGAACAGAGTATCTTATTGTTTGATGCCACTGCGGTATCAGCTGGTACTATAGTAGATAATACTCTTAAGTACCTGAGGTTTACGAATCTGGATTCTTCCAGCAATATTCAACTTAGGATCTCTAGAGGATCTGGGACTAGCCAACAGCAGTATGCTGTCGTAGTAGAGCCTGGCGAGAGTTATATCCTTGGAAATGACGATATGTATGGGGAGAGCACTTCTGCAAGCGATAACCCGACAGCCTTAGCAGGTACCGCCGTTAATTCTGCAATAACCAACATAGATTCTATTTTTGCTATGGCCGTAGGTGCAGACTGCGAATTAGAAATGTTTTTAGCCACCACATAATGAACTTAAAGAAAAAAGACTACTACGCTAAAGGAGGGTTGTACAGCCTTCTTGCAAAAGGCGGTAAGCCAGATTTTATTGATATCGATAATGACGGCGATACAGATGAGCTCATGCGCGATGCCGCAAATCAAATGGGCAAGGGGGGCCGCCTGTACAGAATGGGTGGTGTCAATGAAATGAAGCACGGAGGTGTTCACAGTTACCCACACGGTGGAGTTCACAACAATGATTCTAGTCCAGATATTCAGATCATGGCTAAGGACAGCTACAAAACGGCTGATGATCCTCAACCAGGAAGAGACTTCATCTATATGGTGGATGGACAGCCTACCGATTTCAGTCACGCCGACATAGCTAACTTGCTTAGGGCTGAAGGTATATCTGGAAATAACCTGAACATCAGGATGAATGAGCTCTTTACTCAGCTTCCCTCAAGAGGTAGAAGCGCCGAAGAGGAAAGAGCTTTCAGAGAAAGACAGATGGATAAGGCTTTGAGAGATGTAGGGGCAATTGCTAGAAGCGAAGAAACAGGACTACCACCCTCAATGGAAACGGGAGCAATGGGTAAGGTAGGACTGGGTAGATTGATGAAGGGTGTTCGAAGAGGAGATGAGGCCAAGGCTACTGACGTTGGATTCATGTCCAATGAGGACCAAATGAAAATGACGAAGCTTGGGCAGATGCAAAAAGGAACCCCCAAGAATGTCAATACTGACCTATTCTTGAGGGCTCTTTCTCGAAATTTTGGAGGAAATTAATATTCCTCTAGTAGGAAATCTATGTAGTTATCCTGTCCCCCCACAGTAAGGGAGACGATAGGAGATGGTTCTACGACCTGTGCTTTTACATTTCCAAGCCCGTCCTGCACTACGTAGGCACTAAAGCTGTGGGTAAACTCGCCGTCTCGGTTGTACATATCTACAATCACGAGAGATCCTAAGGTGAGGGCCGTGCTGTTCATGCCGCACATCTGACCACCAGGAAGCAGCTGAGTTTTATTGGCCCGTTGATTTACGTTTCCGTCACGATCAACGAAGAACACATCAGCGAATGTGTAATCCAGGTAATTGAATGGAGCGATATCGATGTTGTATTGGACAGCATCTTGTGCGCTGAGCGCTGTAGTGGCGATTACGCCGAGGGTTAAGAGAAGATTTTTCATAGCAGATAAATTAAAATTTGATTTTGTAAATTGGATTTGCTGATCTCAATCTAATGACTGATTTCGGTATCTCCAAATTTTTTACATAACTTTGATATATTCAATCTACGATTGAAAAAATTTTACCACAACCCTCGAATCAAGAGGATAGACCCCAGATGGGTAGCAAATCGAAATGAAGCTAAGCAAAAACCTTTCCCTCAACGAAGTAATAAAGTCAAATACGGCAACACGTTTGGGAATACTAAACACATGGAGTGAACCTTGGGAGCTGGAGAATATGAAGGCCGTAGCCGAAAATATCTTCCAACCGATTAGAGATCACTTCGGCGTTCCAATTGGAGTCAGCTCTGGATACAGATGCAAAGAATTAAACAAAGCTATTGGGGGTAGTAAGTACTCTCAGCATATGGTTGGAGAGGCCATTGATATCGATGCAGATATCTACGGAAAGGTTACCAATAGAGCTATCTTCAACTTCGTGAAAGACAACCTTGAGTGGGACCAGATGATCTGGGAGTTCGGAGATGACTTAGAGCCGAACTGGGTGCATGTCTCTTACAAAAGAAAAGGAAAAAACAGAAAGCAGATAAAGAGGGCATACAGAGATGAGAAAGGTGTACACTACAAAGTGTTGTAAAACCCTTGTACTGCCATTCTTCCTCGCTGCGATAGCGCATATCTTACACGGTAGTTATACTTGGTTTCCTCTCGAAACAAGTGATCCTCTGCGGTTTGAGAAGGAGTAAGCTTATCGAAGTGCTTGTATATATACCCTTCTTTCATAAGGGGGTAAATAATTCTGTCGCATACTGACCCCCTACTCATCCTGTATTCTTCAGATACCCAATCGATCGTGAAGAATTCTAAATCATACACAAAAAGCATAAAGTACAGATAGCTCTTAGTGAGCTTTGGGTTTCTACCTAAGAAATCGTTTGTTGCTGACCTTAAATTTTTTAGGTAGTTATGATTAACGTACTTGTCTGGTAGTTGTGAAAACTCCCTGAACAATCGGGACTTTTTTATTGTAGACCTAGGCATAAATTATATCGTATATTTGATTGCAACGAAATTAAATCATGACCTCTAAAGAAACACTATTCTTCGCTGAAATGTACTCCCTCGTAAAAAAGATGGAGGACACTATCGCCGAGTTCGAAATGAAGGAAAGCGTTCTTGCAGCAATAGTGGTCGGCGTATTAGATCTGGATGCAATTGAAAGTGGGTCTCCAGATGCTGAAATGAAAACTATGTACAGCTTCAACTTGGAAGACAGGAAGGAGTTAGAAGCCATTAAGGATGTTATGGATGGTGCGTACAAAGACGATGACGTCGATCTTGATGATTTGCTAGATGGTCTTGGCATATCATTAAACTAATGGAAGGACTTATTAGAAAGATCGTTATAGGGCAGGACCCTAAGAACGGCATGGCCTATTATGTAGGCATGAGAGCTGGTGACGGAAAGGTAGATTCTATTATCCTGGACGATCGGCACCTTCATAAATACTCTATCGCTCGATACCTGGTGTACATAAAAACCGAAAATGATGTACTTTTATGGAAGGCGGTGGACAGCATGCCTTGTATAGTTGAATACGACCTAAACTTCTGATGAACAGAAATAACCTACTTACCGAAGGAAATGAGTTTAGGCTTCCTAACGGAAGCTTGTATTCTGGTCCCTATCATATTCATGTTTCAAAAGGCGCAATGGTTGGCGCTCGACACGTAAACACTAAACATGATTTTTTGATCCCAGTCAATAGGACTGTTGAGGATAAGGTAAAATCTATTCAAACTGAACTTCTCGCAGAAAGTACGAGGAGAGAAAAATTAAAAGTAAATTCAAACAACCAATCCGCTTCTTCCTCATCTACAAGCAGTGGCAGCGGCGGCTACTAAAATTTAATTAATGAGAACATTTGATTTGTTCGTCGTCGAGCTCAAAAAGACGCTCGATGATACGATCACGACCGATGGCGGTCTAGAGTTATACATAGATACACGATTCAATGAATTCGAAAACAGAATCACAGAAGGGCCCGTCGTGGCGGTCCCGTTTAAATACGATGCGGGAGTCGAAGTGGGTGACACTCTTTACTTCCACCATCTCGTTGTTGTTAACGGCGGTCAGCCTCTTACTGGTGAAGACGATCATTACCTTGTTCGTTATGATGCTGACGTTACCATTAATAACCAGGCTATTGCTTACAAGTCTGCAAAGACTGGGGACATACATCCGCTGGCGGGCTGGTCACTTCTCGAAGGAGTGGAAGAAGAAGAAGAGCAGATCTCGGATATTATCGAAGTTGTTAAGCTTAAAGAAAAACCTGTCACGAAGGGTATGGTCGCTTTCCAAGCACCTTGGGTTGAGGAGCTAGGCCTGAAGGTGGGTGATGTGGTTGGGTTCAAGAAAAATCGAGACTACAGAATTAAGATCGACGGTAAGGAATACTACCGTACTCGCGCTGAAGACTTAATGTATAAAGAGCTCTGATATGTTTAACAAAGAAGAAACTTGGCAGCTCCTGGAGGACGAGGAGTGCTTGATAGCTGACGGATTCAATGAAGCCGTGATCGGAATCGTTTATGGAATTGAACCTAAAGCAGTTTACAGCGTAAGAAAAATTGTTGACATTCTCATGAAAGACATGAGCTATGAAGATGCCGTTGAGCATTTTGAGTATAACATAGCTGGTTCATACGTAGGGGAAAAAACACCCTTGTATGTTTACGATATCCAGGAAGATGTCTAAGTTTACTACAATCAGTGCTGCCAAGCGGCTTATGTCTAGTATGGAAGTGGCAATCAACAACATGATAGAGGAGATAAAGAAGCCAGTTGATCCTGAAGCTGGTGGGTCTGCTCGAAAGGCCGAGCTACAGTCAATTAAACAAACCGCCGTAGATTGCAAAGAGCTTTTGGTAGAGCGCCAAAGACTAGAGCAAATGGTAAAGGATTTACAGACTAATGGAGAAATCGAACAAGACAAAGACTACTCAGGAGGATTCGCAGAAAGATTTTCCAAATAGCCCAAGTGGTTTGATATACTGGGACGACTATAACTTTGACAATCAGTCAGATACAGCTGGTTACTTAAAGAAAAACTTTAAGGCTAGGTACTTAAAGTCGTAATCGTCGCCGCATGCCTTACAAAAATAAAGAAGATCAAGCTAAGGCAGCGGCAAGACACTATCGCAAAAACAAAAAGAAAATAGTTTGCAGAAGCACCGCTAGAAACAAAAAACAAATAGCAAAAAACAAAGCATTTGTAGACAGATTAAAAAGAATGTTTAACTGCGTAGACTGTGGGGAGTCGGAGGCAGTAGTCCTTGAGTTTGATCACGTAAGAGGAAAGAAAAAAAAAGCCATAGCTGATATGGTATCGCATTCATATAGTATAGAAACAATAAAGGAAGAAATTAGGAAATGCGACATAAGATGTGCAAATTGCCATCGTAAAAAAACAATTGAAAGAATGCACTCGTAGCTCAGTTGGATAGAGCATCTGCCTTCTAAGCAGACGGTCACAGGTTCGAATCCTGTCGGGTGTACAAATTAAATTGAAATGAGCAAACCAACTGTTTGTCTCAGTATGATAGTTAAGGACGAAGAGAAGGATATCGAACGATGTCTAAAGAGCGTCTATAAGCACATTGACTACTGGGTAATTATTGATACAGGGTCTAAGGACAAGACGGTCAAGAAGGTCAAGTCCTTGATGAAAAACAGGTTTAAAGTACCTGGTGAACTCCATGAGCGCCCATGGGTAGATTTTTCACACAACAGGAACGAAGCCTTAGAGATAGCTGAGACGAAAGCTGATTACGTCATGTTCATGGATGCGGACGATATCTTCCAGGCAGAAAAAAACTTTAACCTGGACTTTTTACTTAACGATAATTTTTCTGCTTACAATTCTAGATTTACTTTAAACGGTGTAGAGTTCGAAAGAACCCTTTTCGTAAACTCTTTGCGTGGTTGGAGGTATGAAGGAGTGCTGCACGAATTTATTAAGCTTGAAGGAGATGATAATTTTTTCAATCAAATCGGAGTTGCCCCTAATTGCCAAGTATGCGCCAATGCATCCCCCCTTAAAAGAGCCTCTACAGAAAAAGAAAAGTATTTAAATGACGCAAAGGTTTTAGAAGAGGCCCTTAAAGAAGATCCAGAAAATTGCAGGTATAAATTTTACTTAGCCCAATGCTATTCTGACGCAAAGCTGTATGAAAAAGCTATAGAAACATATGAAGAAAGGATAGCTATGGGGGGATGGGACCAGGAGGTTTATGTCTCTATGTATAGAATTTCCTGCCTTAGACAGCTTATAGAAGAAGATAAAGATCAGTTTTTAAAAGATCTTACCAGGGCCTGGGAGTACATGCCCAATAGGTTTGAGGCTGCTGCTGCAATCATGAACATCTTGATAGAAGAGGGTAGGAATTCTATGGCATTCTCATATGGAGAAATGACTATAAAATTTCAAAGGGCGCTTGGACCTCGCGGTGATCTTTTTAGCATATCAGATGCTGAAAACTTTGTGTTTCCTAAAAACTATGCTATAGCGGCAGAAAAATGCGGATTTCCACAAATAGCAATTCAAGCTTTAAAGTTGTTAAAAGAGACTGGAGGTGACAACATAATTATGGCTGAATTAGACAGAAAAATTAAAGACTTAGAATCTAAATGTTCAGCGTAATCATACCTACTATGTGGAGATCAATGAGGCTCCTTGGAATGTTACATAGGCTTTATAATAGCGATTATGTGGATGAGATCATTATTATAGATAACGACAAAGATTCAAGGTTTTCTTTCGATAATAAAAAGATAAAGCTGTTAGAACAGGAAGAAAATATATTCGTAAATCCAGCTTGGAACCTGGGCGTCAATGAATGCAAGAATGAAAACATATGCATATTAAACGATGACGTCACATTTGATGTTGACGAGGTGTTTGGTACGGCAACACGGTTTCTGTCGGACCACCCATCATCATGCTTGGGTGTTCACCCAGTGAGTTATCAGGGCTATAATGATAGCATTAAGGTTGCGGAGGGGAGTGCTATCGCACAAGGTTGGGGGTGCTGCATATTCTTAAGGAAAGAGAGCTGGGTGGATATCCCCGACCAGATTAAAATATGGTTTGGAGATAACTGGATTGTATGGAACTATGAGAAGTCTTTTTCTGCTGCATTTCAAATATCTACAGAGATGTCAACCACAAGTAACCTTGATGAGCTTAGCGATGTTATAAAGCAGGATATAGAGGAGTGGTATAAGATTAGTAATTATTCATTTTCAATAGGGTACATAAATCACGATGATGATGTTTTTAATAGGTTCCTGGGTCCAAGTCTAAATAGCCTAAAGGGTAATTTTGAAGTAGTTTGCACTTCCGATAAAAAACGTCCAGCCAAAAACTACAATGAGATTATAGACAAAAGCGCATTTAATTTTATTATTCTTACCCATCAGGACGTATCATTTTCTAGTGACCTTCTTGAAAGGATATCCTTAACAATTAAATCTGTTGGTGATTGGTCTGCACTTGCTATGGTTGGCGTTTCTGAAGATGGAACTTATAGGTGGTCTAACCAAGATCGCTCTTTTGAAGTGTCTTCCGCTGATTGCTGTTTTATATTGATTAACAAAGACCACGGCATTCGATTTGATGAAAAATTATTTGATGACTTCCACTTGTATGTAGAGAATTACTGCGGTCAGGTAAAACAAAAAACTGGCCTTCCCGTACGAACTATTCTTACAAATTCAAAGGAGTCGTCACCATATCAAAGAGATGAAAGTCTAACTACATACCTTAACCATCACTCAGTAACCGTAAATAAGCGCGGTACAGCCTGGGGTAAATACTGGGAGTATAGAAAAAAGCTTGAGGATAAATGGCCTGGAATTAAAACGACATGAATTTAATTGACGTAGAAGGATATGAAACTAAAGGGATTAAGATCGACCCTAACGGTACAGAGGGAGACCTCCTCGAACTCCATGGGTTATTCATTGTACTTCCAAGAAAACCGAAGCGATCTGAGATTCTCTTCCATGACAAGCCAAAGGCAATGCAGATGTGGCAACGCCTACCTATGCCCGAAGAACTGCAAAGGATTCGCAGTATGGATGAGTGGCTCGAAAAGCCTTCCGAGTTTCGAAAGAACTTTCGTTCTTACATCGAGCAAGAGTTTCAGCGTAGGCGCGACGGCGTATGGTTTTACAACAATGGGGTCCCTACGTATATTACAGGGAGACACTATATGTTTTTACAGTGGTCTAAAATTGATATCGGATACCCATCATACCTTGCTTTCCAAAGAGAAATCTTTCTTCACATGGCTGCTTGCGAAGCTGATCCCCGTTGTTTCGGTCAGCTATATACTAAGTGTCGTCGTTCTGGTTACACTAATATATGTTCCTCTGTCCTTGTGGATGAAGCTAGTCAAGTTAAAGACAAGCTTCTTGGAATACAGTCGAAAACTGGTAAGGACGCTCAGGAAAATATCTTCATGAAAAAAGTAGTTGCGATATTTCGCAGCTATCCTTTTTTCTTCAAGCCCATTCAGGACGGTACTACAAACCCACGTATGGAGCTGGCATTCCGTGAGCCATCTAAGCGCATCACGAAAAAGAACAAGACCTCGAACAGGGGTGATGCCCTCAACACCGTCATCAACTGGAAAAACACTACGAACAACGCATATGATGGTGAGAAGCTTCACATGATGTACCTCGATGAGGCGGGGAAGTGGGAAAAACCATCAGACATCAGAGAGGCATGGCGAATTGAGCGAACATGTCTTATTGTGGGTAAACGGATAGTTGGCAAGGCGATAGTCGGGAGTACAGTAAACCCTATGGATAAAGGAGGTAGCGAGTACCGAGGGCTGTGGGCTGACTCCGACCCCAACGAAAGAAACAACAACGGGCGAACTAGGTCTGGCCTCTACAGGATATTCATTCCTGCTTACAAAGCGCTAGAAGGATTTTTCGATAAGTACGGGAATGCTGTCGTAGAGGAGCCAAAGAAAGAGCTTATTGGTGTTGATGGTGACTTCATAGATCAAGGCTCCAAGGTCTATCTAAAAAATGAAAGGAAGTCGTTCAAAGACGATCCGTCGGAACTCAATGAGATCATCAGGCAGTTTCCGTTTACCGAAGACGAAGCGTTCAGGGACAGCATTGAGGGGAGCTTATTCAACATAGGTAAGATATACCAGCAGATAGAAAGCAATGACGACCTTTACCCCAACCCAGTAGTTCAGGGTAACTTTATATGGAAGAAGAAAGATGAAGAGGTTGTTTTCTCTCCAGACCCTAACGGTAGGTTCAGGGTGGCTTGGCTGCCTCCTGCACACCTAGCAAACAAGAAGGCTGATGACAGGGGCAAGAAGGTGGCACCGAACGGACACATAGGTGTATGTGGTGTTGACTCCTATGACCTTGACGTCACTGTAGATAGCAGGGGGTCTAAGGGTGCGCTACATCTTTATAACAAGTTCAACATGGACGCTCCTGCAAATATGTTTGTTGTGGAGTATGCTTCGCGCCCAGACCTTGCCAGTATTTTTTATGAGGATGTCCTTATGTGCTCTTTTTACTATGGATACCCAATACTTATAGAAAACAATAAGTACGGCATTGCAAGATACTTTGAATCAAGGGGTTACGACGGTTACTTAATGGATCGTCCAGGTCACTTAAAATCTGCCAGCTCTTCTAGCGTAAGGACCAAAGGCATTCCTTCTAACTCTCAAGACGTCATCCAATCTCATGCTCATGCGATAGAAGCTTACATCCATGATCACGTAGGAGTAAATATAGAAACTGGTGAGATAGGCAAGATGTATTTTAACAGGACTCTTGAGGACTGGATTGGTTACAAGATCGACAAGAGAACTAAGTTTGACTTGACCATTAGTTCAGGCCTTGCGCTTCTTGCCGCACAAAAAGTAAAAAAAGAAAAACCTGTAGCTGACTTTTCTGACAAACGATTTTTCAGAAGATATAGGTAAATCGAGGTTTTGTTATATTTGCAGAATACCGCGTATACTGCAATACCAATATGAATTATAAAAATAGCAATCGGAAAGGTAACTCCTTTCCAGACCCACTTGCGGACGTTTCAAAGAAAGAAAGCCAAGCATATGGGTTGCAGTACGCCAAGGCTATAGAGTCTCAGTGGGGTAAAAGCACCGAGGCTAATTCTCTTTTTGGAAGAAAGGCAACTATTTTTGAAAAAAATAGAGACTACGCTAATGGCGTTCAAGATACTAACATTTATAAGAAGCTTCTTCGTTCACTTGATCCTAGTGATGGTGATGGTAGCCTTCTTAATCTTGATTATACTCCTGTTCCTATTCTTCCTAAGTTTGTTAGAGTAGTAGTTAATAAAATACTTTCTCGCAATCCTTACCCAAATCTTGAGGCTGTCGATCCTCTTTCTTCTTCTGAAAAAAACAGAAAAAAGAAAAAGATCGAGATGCAAATTGCTGCTAAAGAGCAGCTGAAGCGATTGAAAGATAAGGCTGGTATGGTGTTGGATATTGACCCTGATGATTTGCCCGACTCAGAGGAGGAGACAGAAATCTTTTTGGGCACCAACATCAAGACGGATTCTGAGGTGGCTGCTCAGATAGCCACCGATATGACACTTACTTGGAATGACTTTAACGATACCACTTTCCGAAGGTGTGTTAATGATTTGGTGGCTCTTGGTATGGCTGTCACCAAAAGATCAAATGACCCTAACGAAGGTATTAAGACGGAATATGTTGATCCCATCAACTTTATCCATAGTTATACAGAGGACCCCAACTTTGCCGACCTTCTGTATGCTGGTCACGTAAAACGTATTTCGATTCAGGAGCTAAAGCGCTTAGCTGGTCACGAACTGGAGGAAGAAGATTTCAAGAAAATTGCCACTTCTGTAAAAAACAAATTTGGCAATGATCCAGCCTATTTGAATTCTTCTAGCTACAACAGAAAGTTACAAAGAAACCAGTACGGTTATGATGAGTATATGGTTGATGTGCTTGACTTTGAGTTTGTCTCTGTTGACTGTATCTTCTTCGAAGAAAAGGAAAACAGGTTTGGAAATGTAAACTTTTTCATGAAGGGTTTTGATTACACTCCAAAGCAAGGAAGTGTATATCAGAGAACCCCTCATAAGATGGAGGTAAACACCGTGTACGGCGGTAGTTACGTTCTTGGTTCTGATATAGTATTCAATTACGGAAGATCGAAGAATACGCCCAAGAACCTTCAGGATATATCTAAGGCTAGGTTGTCATATTCTGTGGTGGCTACCAACATAAGAGGTATGATGCCTAAGTCTATGGTGGACAGCTGTACGGGCTTTGCCGATATGCTTCAGCTTACGCACCTTAAGATCCAGCAAGCTATTGCCAAGGCGAAGCCAGACGGATTGATTATCGACATCGAAGGTTTGGAAAACGTACAGCTTGGTAAGGCGGGCGAATTGCAGCCGCTTGATCTTCATGATATCTACGAGCAGACTGGTGTCTTCTACTACAGAAGTAAAAACCCAGAGGGCGGTTTCCAAAATCCTCCTGTAAGGGAGATCGGAAATACTATCAGAAACATCAACGAACTGATCGGGTTGTACAACCATTACTTGCGCATGATTCGTGATGCTACTGGCGTGAACGAAATGATGGACGCTTCTACCCCTAAAGGCGATACGCTGGTGGGTGTTCAGCAGCAAGCAATCGCTGCGGGAAATAACGCTATCTACGACATTACTAACGCCTCCATGATCTTGTTTAAGAAGGTGTGCGAGGATATCGTAAAGTGTTTGCAGATCATCCCTATGGAGTCTGTGCTTTTCAATATCTACGCTAACGCTGTCGGTAAAGAAAACATGGAGGTGCTTTCTTCCTTTAGGGATTTACCCATGTACAACTTTGGTGTTCATGTGGTAAAGGAAATGGAGGATAAAGAAAAAGCGTACTTAGAACAGAATATCCAAATGTCTCTTCAGCAAAAAGAAATCGACATTGAGGATGCTATTGCTATTCGTCAGCTTAAGGATGTGAATCAAGCTGAAAGGCTGCTTGTGGTAAGAAGGAAAAAGCGAATTGCTAGAAATCAGCAAATTGCTATGCAGAACTCTCAGCAACAAGCTCAGATTCAACAGGCGTCAGCTCAGGCTACTTCTCAAGCTAAGCAGCAGGAAATGCAGATGGAGGCACAGCTTAAGGCTCAAGAGATGCAGATGAAGTCTCAACTTGATGCTCAAATGGAGCAAATGAAACACGAGTTTAGAAAAGAAATTGAGCTTATTAAGGCGCAGGCTATTCTTGGTGTGCGATCTGACGACCAAGAGTTTAAAGAAAAAATAGAAGTCTTTAAAGAAACCAGCAAAGACAAAAGGGTTGAAAAACAGGCTGTAGAGCAGAGTAAGCTTATCGCACAAAGAGACGGAAAAAGAGGAGAGTTGCAAGAACAAATGAACCAATTCGTATAAAATGGCTAAGAAGGTAAATTTAGACGTATCAGAAAAACTAGACATTACCTGTAGAAGAGGTGATACCTTTTCTTTGACGTTAACTTTAAAAGATTCTGACGGAAACTTAATACAGCTTTCTACTCTTGATTACGAGTTTCTCATGGATGTAAAAACCCCCAAGGGATCATCTGTTTCTGGATCGAGAGATGTTATTGCTTCTAGCGCTTTGTCTAAGTCTCAATCCAAGGTTAGCGATAAGCTCTCTTCTGGTTTTAATTTTACAGATATTACGGACAGCGGAACTGTAAAGCTTACTGCAAGCTCTGATGTTATGTCTGATTTTCCAGTAGGAATATTTAGATACGATATTCAACAAAAAGTCGGAGAAGAAGTAACCACAATCCTCAGAGGTTCTTTTAAAGTAAACGAAGACATATCAAACTAACATGGCGATTACAGTAACGGCTGACGGTTCAACTACAGTAACGGTAACCGCTCCTGCTTCAACTTCGTTAACGGTTACAGAGAAAGGCATTAAGGGGGACAAGGGTGATACTGGAGATACAGGAGCCACG